AGTGACTGAGGACACTGTTACTCTTAATATCGCAGGTGGATTGAAGTGGACTTTCTCAAAGTCCTTCGATGACCCGAACCCAGTCCCAATCGGAACAACCACTGATAACGATATTAGGATAATGAGATACAACCAAACTCATGCACAGTTCTATTGGAATAGGACTTATCTTACCAAAGATGTAGGTATAGGCGAGACTAACCCTGATGCTCGTCTTCACGTTAAGACCACAGGAAATGGTGATTCTGTAATAATAGAATCAACCGATGTCCCTTCACAAGACAATGACATGGCTCCTAATCTCGTTTTGCTGAGAAGTGGGGTTCCCGATGCAACAACCAATACCGATGCTGGTAAGATACAATTCAGGGCCTTGGATTCAGATGGGGGAACAGTCAGGACACTCGCCCACATTCAGTCCGAGTTCAACACCGCGACTGGTGGCAATGGTTCAGCAAGACTGAGGTTCAACGTATCATCATCAGGCGGTAGTGGTCACAACGACTACGAGTATATGAGATTCGATGGTGGTATCAGGGATGTAATCATCAACGAAGGTGGAGAAGATATTGACTTCCGCATTGAGGGCGATTCGGATACTTCGCTTTTCTTCACGGATGCGTCCACTGACCGGATAGGAATTGGCAATACAAGCCCTGCTACTAAGTTAGATGTTAATGGTAGTATCACAGTAGCAGACGACATTGTTCACAGTGGAGATACCAACAACAAAATCTCATTCGGTGCAGATACGCAGTCTTTCTTTACAGGCGGGGCTAATAGATTCAATATCAGTGATTTAGGAGTGCAGATTGGTACTGGTGCTATAGTCACTACAATAAATTCCAGCACTAGCCTTGGTACTTCAAACACCACGTTGTCAACCACAGGCGCAATCAAGGCTTATGTGGATGCAAACGCTGGTGGTGGTGGTGCGTCAGCAATAAACGACCTATCAGATGCCCTAACTGCTAGTACAGGAAATCTAGGTCTAGGAAGCACTGCATTAGACTCAATAGCATCCGGTGGAAACTACAACACTGCGGTAGGTGTGAATGCTGGTACTGCGATAACAACGGCGGATAACAACACCGTAGTAGGATACGAGGCACTATCCTCACTTCAAACTTCCAACAACAACGTCGCAATCGGATACCATGCTGCAAGAGACTACACAAAACAACATAGCGTATTCATTGGAAGTATTGCAGGTAGGGGTGCTACTACTGGTAATTATAACACAGCAGTTGGGTCTAACTCGATGTATAACTTAGCGCAGGGTTATGAGAATACTGCACTTGGTTATCAAGCAGGGTTCAACCTAACTGGTTCCAGTGCTAGATGGAATGTGCTATTAGGAAAGAGCGCAGGAGATGACATAACAGGCGCACAGGCAAACACAGTAGTCGGACATAATGCTGGCGGTGGGCTACAAACAGGACAATTGAACGTCATCCTCGGAGCAAGTGCATTAAGCGGCGGCAGTGGAAGCACTGTCTCAGATACTGTTGCCATCGGCTATCAATCAGGATATTACATGACGGGTGATGACAATACATCGGTTGGGCATAGGTCAGGATTTGGAGCATCGGGTGCTAGTGGCACTGCTAACACCGCAATAGGGCAGAATGCCGGAGATTCTATCTCAAGTGGTAGTGATAACACATCAATAGGCGCACTTGCTGGTTCAGCCATAAGTTCGGGAAGCACTAATATATGCATAGGACACGATGCAGGAGACAATATCACTACTGGTAGTGGTAATGTCGTTATTGGTGGTTCTGATATAGGTGATGGTACTGAAAATGACCAACTGAAAATATCATCAGGTGATGGGGATGTCACTTGGATAACAGGTGATTCATCGGGTCATGTGACCACTGGAAGTAAGATAACCAGCACATCAGCCACTCTGTCAGGCTCTAGTTTGGCTGATGGAGCCTCTTTCACATTAGCCACTGTCCCTACTACAACTAGAGGATTCAAGGCAACCATATACGTCAAGGATACAAGCAACACTGAGTATCAGATAGAGGAAATAATGGGATACAACACAGGTTCAGGTGTTGACTTCACATCATTCGGACAAGTCTACAGTGGTTCTGCTGCAATTGGTTCCTTGAATGCAACGGATAGCAGTGGGACAACATTAATACAATTTACGAATGCACAGGGTAGTGCAATTAACTACCAAGCAAGCATAAGTTTGACGCACATGGCATTGAGTTGAGGTGATTAAATGGGAAGACAACCGTTTAGACAATTAAAATCAGACGCAACTGCAAAGACAGCAGATGATTCTGCAAGTGTGACATTACCGAGTCATGGTATGAAGATTAGAAGAATATTAGATACCACTACCTCTACTTTACATCACATTTATCGTGCTAGAATGCCCATCCATCCTTTAGCCCCCAACAACAGTTTCAGTAGTGCGAATTTGTTTTACTTTGCACGAAAAATATACTTCGTGCCATTGTATTCTGCTTCCGGTGGTGTGCTAGACCATCTCATCCCTACTTCTGGAAGTGGAGATGCGACATCGGGTGTAGATGATTACAAGTTGGCTATATACGATGGTGAGAACGGTGGTCTTCCCAAGACGTTGTTATCAAACACTGTTCAATGGACTCCGGGCGGAGACTTCAATTTCAGTTATTTGGATATGACAAACACTAGCGGTGGTGAATTGACCTTAGACGCTGACAGATGGTATTGGATTGCTGTGTTGGGTGCTAGTGCGAGCAACGGTGGAAATGTAGATATTGGTTGCTTTGGTGCTAATAGGGGTGGGACATTCCAACTTCCCGGTATCACTAGCCCTGCTATGAACATATACTACAACCCAAGCAGTCAGACATCAATGCCTAGTGCCATAACTATGACTTCGGGAAGCACTAATAAATTTCTAACCAATTCAAACAACAACATACCTAGATTCTTAATGGGCTACAAGGTGCAAACAAGTGATAACTTCTTCAAGGGGGCTTAATACATGGGCGAATGGTTTCTTCACTCCTACACAAACTCGGAAGGTGAATGGGTTAGCGAGAGAGTTTTAACAGAAGACGAGGCTAGGGAAGAATTGAGAATGGTAAGAAACGGTGACTTAGAAGCATCGGACTTGTGGATGCTTTTCGACAGATATTCCAACTTGACCGAGGCACAGCAGACTGAGTTGGCGACATACAGACAGGCACTTAGGGACATACCTGCTTGCTCGGACCCTTTCAATCCCCCTTACCCTACCAAACCAAGTTGGATGTAAAGAAAAAAAAGGAATGATAAAAAATGGCACTTAGATTAGCATATGATACTGAGCAGGGAATAAACTGTCCTGAAGCGCATTGCGTGATAACTAGGGTGAAGTGTCTGAAAAAATATTCACCCGGTCTAAATGATGGTGATGATGATATTGCCACATTCAAGATGAGGTACAACGGAAAAATATACTATAATGAGCAAGCGTATTTAGACAATAAATCACCTGTTGCTGGACTGAATATACAATATGACTTGAATATAGATGAGGATGCTAACCAATACAATATCATCAAGCAGTGCTACGAACATCTCAAAACTGTCGCTGGATTCGAGAACGGTGTAGATTGTTAGAGTTTAACTCTACTAGAGACATGCATTTGCACTAATACGCAGATGAATATGATGTTGAAGTAGAGTATGAGCATAGTAGATATCTCCACTCCCCTCTGCTCATTGATGAATAAGGTCATCAATATGGTGTATGTCGTTAACAATACTAAGACAAGGAAGGTCGAGATATCATATCCGATAGTGCCGAACCTCATCAGTTCAGCCTCAGAAGCGTCATCAGAGTTGCCATGAAGCGATTCGTGCGTGGTTGCTCTATGTGTATATCTTCCATAGTCTCACTAGCCCACTCATTGAACCATTGGCAGTTCCTTTCCATAGTGCAGAAAATGCACCGACTTGTAAATTAACATTTCTATGATTCGGTCTATAGAGAGTTAAAAAATAATCCATATGGAATATCCCGAAGTGGATTTTTTTTGAAAAAAATTAGGCAGGTATCGTGGGTTCCGACCATAAGCCGAAACACTCACGACACTGCCATATTCTAAGAGTCTTGGAAGACCCGACGTATGTACCCATGATACGCATGGGTATAGTCAATTCACTACAATGGGGGCATTTGTCACGAAGAGCCATTTCTTTCTCTCTCTTCTCTGATGAGCGTTTCCATGTAGTCTTCCACGTTAGAGTGCGTATAACGGGTACTACCAAACGCTGCAAAGAAAAGCAACGAGATTACTATCACAAATATCAGCCAACCAAACCATTCCCAAGGTGTCATTTACCATTCAACTCCTAATTCTACTTCTTCTTCCTTCTCAATAGAATACCCCTTGACGAAGGAATTCTCTTGACCGTACTTCCACAAGTCGTATACCAACTCGCAGTCCTTGAGACAATACTCTGCTACTTCAGCATATCCACCGTTCTTCCATACGATAGGTGCTTCAGCACTGGTCATTGACTTATCATCACCAAGAGTCTTTGTCACAAGGTTGGATAGGGTGAATCTCTCACCCGTAACAGAACCGACATCCCTGCTGGTATCTATGTAGGCTTTCTTATCCATGTACTTCTTGATGCAGTATATGTCTAATGCATTCTTCAATACAGGTAGGTCAAATGATATTATATTATGACCTAGTAGTTTCCCACCCTTCTCGAAATGGTCATCCAAATCATACTTCAACTGCGATATGGGTTTTATGGTGCTTCCGCTTTTCTGTAGGGAGTCTACTGGCTCGTCTATGTATATCGTGCCGTTAGTCCCATCCCAAGTGCATACAGTGGATACTTGAAACATGTGGGTATTACCCCAACCCCCAATGTCATGAGAGTAGTTCTTTGTCTCAAGGTCTATTGCTAATACACTCATTTCTTATCATCTGACCATAGTTTGTCTATCTTCTTCTGCTCTGCCGCTTTAGGGTCAGGGCTACTGGCTGGTGTTCCCTTAGCCATCCATGCGCATAGTTTGTCTCCGCCTACGTTAATCATGGTCTTGACGACCCATCCTTCCTTCCCGTAGGTGTTCAGTGATTCGGTAATCACTTTGGGGCCATCAGTTACATCGAAGATTAGATACTGGTGTTCGTATTTCATATAAGCACCTTATTCAACAGCAGGTAGACTTTGGTTGGTATTTTAACATTGCCTAACATATTATTCCTCCGGGTTCCATTTGACATATGCCTTCTTAGCGATGCGCTTTTCCTCGAAGTTATCAGATATCTTCTGCCACCATTTGTATATCGTTGACTCTCCCTTCTTAGTGGTGGAACGAACCTTGCCAATCAGGATGGTCTTATTGACGAATCCATCAGAGCCTTCTCTGTTCAACTCATCATATGCTTGCTTGAACACATTGACATTGGCCTTGTCTTGCAGTGTTCTTCTCTCTACCCTTAGCGCAGTATCCAACCAAGATACAAGGCTCTTGTAGCATTGTTTGACTAGAGAGCCAGCCTGAGAAACGTTCCTAGATGTCACGACGAATCTCTTTGACTTATCCGTTATACTAGGTGCTTCAGCGATGCAGCATAATATGGATAAACGCACAAGATGGTTGTTCAGCCTAGTGATGAAGTTGCTTGCAATCTCCAATACCTCTGCCCTGCTGCTTTCCACATACTTCCTCATGCTCTCGTATTCGCGTATTATAGCGGCGTTGAAATCATTGGAGTATGTTATCACCTCAGTGGGGTCACGGTCAACATCCTCGTATCTCTCCTTCAGAGTCTCATGTATCTTGGCGAAACCCCTAGCGAATTTATCGATAGGAGCCTTGTTGTCTTTCTTAGTGCCGAATTCCTCAAGAACGCTCTTTCGTATCTCGTCCTGAACTGACTGAGGAACCTCCCAGATGAATATCAGCATCCTCTGCATGATACCCTTCTCAGCGATAACCGATGTCAGCATCTTGGGAATGTATGATGTTGCATATGCTGAACGCTGGCATCTGCATTCCAACACTGTGTCCCCGTCTTTGAGTTTCTTCGTGATAACCCAGTTCTCTCCCCAGAGAGTATTCATCAATGTCATTAGATACATGACCACGTTCTCTTTGTGCTGTGATTGCTTGAACACACCTGAATACTCAAACTCGTCATATACAATCAAACCATCTCCTTCTAATGCACCTTTAATCTGCACATCGACATATACTCTCTCAGGACCATTCGCTCCTTCGATGGTCTGTTCCTCTTGCTTCATTGAGCCTATCAATGCAGCATCTGTAATCTCCTTCACATCGAATATATCGAAATAGTTCCCTCTAGCCTGTAGTATCTCAAACGTCTTTCTAGCAACAGGGCCGAAGAAGTTGTACATCTCCGTCTTTCCCGAACCTGAAGTCTGCATCCACAGGAAGGGGATTCTAGTGTCCTCTCTTCTCTTCCCCCCTACGATACAAACCATATCTTTCGATAACTGACCCAACAGCACGAAAGCAGTCAAAGCAGCCGGAACGTGATTGTATTTCGATACATCCACCGCGCTTGTCACATACTCACGTATGAAAGCAGGTAGTTCCAGTTTATTGCTCACTTCTTCTTGTTCTTCTTCTATGAACCCATAGTAGAGTTCATCTTCATCATAATCATCTATCATATTTACATCACCATTTTATCTTCATTGTTCAGCACATCTAATATTCGCTGTGCTAGGACTTTACCAAATCCCTCTAGTTTAGACATCTCATCTACAGTCGCCTCGCCTATCTCCATGATAGAGCCAAACTCTTTCAGAAGCAAAGTACCCTTTGCGGGACTTATGCCTTTGATTGAAGAGAGAACATCTAATCTCAAATCGCCTGTGCTTATCTTTTGCTTGATTAAAGTCGGTGTATACACAGGTCTGTCAACCGGCTTCATTTTACATACGGCAGTAATTATTCTAGCAGCCCTTCTAGCATTGTCAACCAACATGATATTAGCATCGGTATCCAGTAGTATTCTGCCTATACCACCTAGGAATTTATTCGTGAACATCGCTATGGAGTTCCTGTTGAATTTCATTCCCATTGTTCTCTTTGCATATTCAGTGATAGCACTATCCATGTCTCCATGAACTATCACTATGTTGTTCATGTAGGCCCTATCCATATTGTCTAATTGATTCCATAGTCTCTTGTTGACCACGGACATCAAGAAATCATATGCCGACTTAGCCTCAAAGCATACGTCGTCAAATACATAGTCACCTATCTCCAACCACTTCTTCTCGTATGGTATGTTCATCTTCTGCGCATGTGTCTCTACGAATTCAGCCAACTCGGAGTTCTCCCTGCTGTCTATCAGTAGTTTATTCATACACAACCACCTACGAGGTTGAATGTGCTTTCTATGAACGCCATCATTCCTGTTAGATAGAATCCTACTCTAGAGTAGAATATCTTATCCTGTCTTTTCTCTTTCTTGATATCAATAGCAGTCTCTACATCTATCTCTATCTTCTCTTCCACTTCTTTCTTTCTGAATCTAGACATTACCTTTCTTATCATTCTGCATACCTCCAACATTTACCAATACAGTATCCCTGTGGAATCAACACATTCTTGCATCCGGGTGCATTGTAGCCCTTCTCAACCACGCCTCTAAGATATCCCCTAGTGACTTGTTCATTCCAATCGCCCCATACATCAGGCTTGGAATTAGCGATATGCTCAAACTCGCTCATTATCATATCCATGATTTCCTCTTTCTTCTGCCTAGTTATATTGCGTTCTCCCAGTGCTAGTATATCTCTATACCAAAGTGCTAGATATACTCTAGCATAATGACCGGGGTTCTCCACCATGATTGCATTGTGGAGACATGGAAGGATGGGTAGTTTGCCTATTGGTTTGGGTGCAACTATTTCTTCCTTGGAAATCTCAATAGCCTCAACACTAGGCCATGAAATCAATTCATGCCCACATGTGCCATCAACCAGTCTAGGCTCTTTAGCAAGGGCTAGAACACCATCTAGACCACCAATCAAATCATCGATGACTAGAGGGATGCAGAAATAAGGCTCCCCATTCTCATCACTGCTGCTCATGTTGACAGTGTTGGGTATTCTACGGAGCCTGTTGGTCTGTATCCCGCTGTCATCCAACGTGTCCCTGCCTTCCTTTATCCTCAGATACCATCTCTGTATCTGACGTATGTTCTCCGCCTCTTCACCAAATACAATGACATGGAATCCCTTGCCGCTGAAGAATGCCTTGAACTTGATATCATCCTCAACCAAGTCATGCAATACGGATGACATATCATCGAATGCCTCTTGCAGTGTCTTGTCACCATGAGCATCGAAGTCCAAGAAAGCCCTGTCTAGTATGATGGAAGAGTCAATCTTGATATTGTCATTGAATCTCTCGAAATCATAGATAGTGAAATAACAGTTCATCAAACCGTTATATGTATTAATGAAATCAATCAGTTCTCTTCTGTTTTTTACTATCCTTCTTTTCATCTGTCTTGCTTGTGGCAGGTGGCTCCCCGCCCAAACTTCCTTCGGATACATCATTTTCATTACCTCCAAATCTTACTGTAGCAGTTGACAACTCTATCTTTATTGTCTCTGCTATCTCTGCTTTTATTTTCATTAGAACCTTCTTCTGAAAGTCTTCACCTATCTCATTCCACACCATATCTAACTTGTCTTTAGGGGTCATATGGTCATACGCCTTGTGCGACATTATGTTTATCGTGGTCTGAACATTGGATATCTCTTCAAAGGTCCATTCTTTCTTCTTCAGTTCATTCATTATATATTGCTTCAAATTCATTACATCCAACTCTCTTCTTGTGCTTTCTCGCATATGCCGTAGAAACTACAGTTTGAGCATGTCTTGAAGTAATACTTCGCATAGAAGTCATCCTTCTCATATGCTGCGACTAACTCTACTAGTCCTCTGAGTACAGCGGTGTGACTTGATTTCTTAGATTCCTCGACGTATGTGTAGTTTGAAGCAGGATAATACCAGCCCCAGTATTTCATCTCATATTCAGGATTGAGGCCATTCTCTCTTAGGATATCAGGTGAGGAATTATCGAATAGCAGTTTATAGAAAGCCATCTCCTTCCTCATCATGGTTCTCTTGTAGTCCTTCCAAGGCCCGGTCTTCAACTCCATAGGAATATAGAAACCGTCTTCCTCGAATATACGGTCAATGATTCCCTGAATATGTACTCTGTATGGTCTAGATAGTTCTGCCTTTGGATTCCAATCAGGCTGTATTACTATCTCAGCATCCAGCATCACCTCATTGCCCGGTGGAAGATACTCGCTCAATCTGCCCTCTTCCCTTGCTTCAAGGAAACGCTGAGTCGCTGTTGTAGCCATAGTGTCATACATGTCTATATGGTCATCAACCGGAAATAGGCTCATGCAGTATGACTTAACCTCAGAGGAAGACATGTCCTCTGCTTTCTTTATGTCGAAGGCGTTGAAGAAATCCTCTTGAGAGTTGTGTATTATACTACCCTTAGCCATCGCTGGTGATTGGTCTATGGGCATTCTCAATGGGTATTGGAAGAAATACTTCTGTGGACACCATTGGAAGGAACCGAAGGAAGACTTCGTTATCTTCAATGTCGGTTTGCTCTCATCATCATAATCAATAGGATTCCATGCGTATGTATATTCTCTCATTAAAACCACTCATCCAATGTCTTTTGGTTACTGTCTTTCCTTATCTGTGCTTCTTCCCAACCCATCGCTCTGAATACAGGACTCGCCTTTCGTATTATTGATTCAGCATAATGCCCCCAATCAGGGGTGAAGTTGCTGAAATCTTCAATCTTCAATGCTGAGTAATACTCAGGCTTAACCACGGTCTGCTTGGTTGGATGTACTATTGTGTGTGGGTTGTTCTTGACCTTCATGTAGAGATAAGAGTCATCTATCGGTTCTCTATTTAGTTTGTTATACAGTAGTGTTCCGATTATACCTGAACCGATGGAAGGTGATTTACCCGCTGATTTCCAGCCTTTCCCTGATTTATTGACTGTTCTCAAATCCATTGTCCCACAGCATACAGCCTTTGTCAAGAACATCAGACTAGATGTTGTCTCGCAATTACGACAGATAACATGGAACCTCTCAGGTCTATATCTAGACCTCTTGAGCAACCTTTGTATTTCTACCTTACCTGATTTGACATTCTCGTATATGTCATTCAGATACGAGACTATCTCTTCCTGTGACTTCTCACCGACCCACATATTCAACACAGTAATCTGTACTTCCTTGTCCAAGGGCGTTTCTGATATTCTCTTAGCAGTGAAACCCGTCATAACGAATTCCTCTTCATCTAGGAAATCACCATCCTTCCATGTGATTAAACCTGCATTCCTATTCTTGGTAGCACCCACACCTAGGGTTCTGAAATACTTCTCAAACTCCAAGGTGACGGGATGCTCATCAAGACCCAGTGCATTAGGGAACTTGGAACGAACATGGTCGTTCAACGTAGAGAGAACAGACTGTGCTTCCTCGACGCTATCCACCTGACAGTATATCGAATCTGTATGTCCATATACCACTTTCATCATTCTTCCTCCCTTGATTCTCTAGCCCACTTCAATGGACTCATCATGAAGATGTAGTTGTTGAGCCAGTTCTGTACACAGAAATTACAGACGAATCCGCTTTTAGTGTCACATCCTCTAGCGTAATTACTACTCTCATGACAGACATAACAGTCCTTGAATACTATATCTCTCATGATAATTGCCTCACTTTGAATGCCGCTTCACGAATAGCCTCTCTAGCACTAGCGGTGATGCTTGCCGCTAAATCTACATCGGCCCAACCGAACCCTTGGTATGCAATGATACCGTAGAATGAGGCCATCAATCTCTTCACTGCCAGTTGGTTGTTATTCCATTTAGCATACTCTGACTTGCTTTCTGCCTTCTTCATGTTGTTCTTATACTGGTTTCTCAATTCCTTCAATTCCAATACTGCTCTGGGTAATAGTCCCAAAGCATCCGTATTGTAATACAGCATCCTGATATTTTCTGTATCGGAGAAATCCTTTGGTGTGAGTATATTGACTGCAAACTCAGTAGGGGCGATTGATTTAGTCTCCCAAGATATATTCCTCGCTATCATCATAGAAGGGTACAGTCCAGCGAAGTCGAATGCTGCTACACCTAGATGTAAGCCATTCGTACCTGCTTCCAACGGGTCGTATACCATCGCACCGTCATAGTCCACTCTGTCTTCCTTTCTTCCTGTGGGTGCTTTCCATGAGGCATTTCTCATGAAGTATATCCCACCCATGTGACTGGCATAGAAACAAGCATCGAATGGTGCTTTCAGCAGTCTCTGTAGTGATATGATAGCCTCACTGGTGAAGTTCTCACCGTCTATTCTCTTAATTAGGTCAACATCAAGTTTAGCATACTTGAGATAAGTGTCGGTATCCTCCAACCATCCTCTTGCGAAGAACTCTGACTTCTCAGGAAACTTTTCACTGACCAGTTTCTTCTCATTCAATACTTCTGTGGATATATAGTCGAGTGACATTGACGGTAACGTGCCTCTTTGCGAATCATTCCACTGTCTCTCGAATGCTAGGTCTAAATTCAGCGTAATTCTTCCCTTGATTGGTTGTTCAATCGGAGAAAAGGAGTCTTTTCTGAAAGTGTAGCCTTCTTTTGACTCATAAAAGCCCGTTATTTCTAACATTGGAGAGATAATTCTCGCATCAATGCCGTTTTTCACGCATCTTTCTAATAGTTTTGGTAAATCGAACTGATTTCCGAACCATGATATAAACATGTCAGGGTCATCTAGCACTATTCTCGATAAGAACGATAATAACATTTCATTCTCGCTATTGAAGATTAATATATCTTTAGATTCATAATGATTATCTTCAGGAAACCATGCATATTGATGAAATACATCATCATAGTTGTCATATACTATTATACACGTAATAGCACCACTATGTTCACCGCCTTGTTGCCATTCCATATCCCAATAATACTTTCTTAATCTATATTCAGGTATAGACTGTATTCTATCTACAGCATACCTGTGATGATAGGGTACATCAGCCTCGTAGGTCTGTATGAAGGCATTTTTCACATCTCTCATGTGCTTAGGATGATTAGGTGAGTAATACACCTTCGATAGTGAATCACCCTCTAGATTAGTCGCACAATCATGCTCGTATCTAAACTGAAAGGGAGATGTCTTCTTGCTCCATTTGTTAGATACCGATGCGCTCTGCTTAGTGGCGTCTTCCTTCTTGACATAGAAGTATGGTTGGAAATCATTGTGGGATAGAACCTCCTGTTTTCTTTGGGGCCTGTCTCCCTCTCCTTCCCGCCATCTAATGCAGATGCCGTCATTCGTTGGTGAAATTATCATAATATTACCGTTCCAAGTATGGTGCTTTCAGAAGAGTCCTGTTCCCTGAGCGAACCAATACAGGAAAATCATCCTTCAGATATATGTTAGTCACACCATCCAGTATCGCGCTGAATGCTCCTGTAATCTCCACTGTTGACTGCTCACCTGTCACTACTAGGGTGTTGATGATTGTGGAGTAGTTCTGCACAGTTCCGCTCTTGCTGCTTGATAGTGTGAAATCCTCGCCGTTATAGTCGAACTTGTATCGCGCTGTTCTTAGCACATCACAGCCCTTCGCTGCATCAATCATCACATCGGAATTGACAATCACATGTGTCTCAAAGGCAGTGTTGTTCTTACCGAAGGTAGGCATACCCTCTGTGGGTATCACAGTGTTCCTAAGTCTCTCAATCATAGCATAGTGCCTATGACCTACAGCGATACCGAATGACGCTGTTTTACTTGCTGTTTTCAAGTTGACATAATCACCTATGGTGACTATCACATCACCACTGAATGTCTTGAGATATTTCAGAAATGTCTCCACATCGATGGCACATTCGCCTATGTCTTCTACAGTATCTAGTAATATGAATGAAGAGCAAACGGTGCTAAGGTCTGCATTATACAGTTTAACACCGTTTGGCTCAACAACAATATACGCCGATGGCGAAAGGTTTCTTCTTGCTACTGATGCTCCGTTGGGATAGTCGCCTCGCATTAGGATATCATTTAGATTGTTAATTAGTATCTTACTATCCACAGTGAACTTCATAGTTTACCATTCCTTAATTCATCTATACCGAACCACTTGTTCTCCCCATTCGTGGAGAAGACAATCCATTCCTTTCCAACGAGGTCGGGGTTCGTCTTGCTTGCCTCTAGTTCTGCGACGTAGTTAGTGACAGAACCCGACTTCATTCTCTTGATGTGAATCATCTGATTGAATCTAGCCGGTGTTGACTTGTGCCAATCAGGGACTTCTCCTACGGGTACAGGGACAGCGATTCCCTCATACACAGGTTTCATGTGTGTAATCAGGAACCTATCTGTATTTACAGACAGAAACGCATCTAGCAGCCTGTTGTATATCCTATTCCTTATCTTCCAATCCAAGGGAGTCACAGTAACTGAGTCTGTGTCTTTTATGATAGAGCCTGACTTAGATTGATTCTTAGCCAAGTGGTCCCTCAAAGCATCGCTAGAACCCTCGTATATCTTATCCACTCCATCTAGGATGAATGACTTGGTGTTCTTATCGGCGTTAGTCTCTTCCTTTACCATCTCGATGAACGCATGAGCATTATTGAAACTCTCATTCCAATCAATAGACCCGTCAGTTGACATCTCAAGAGGATTGAAGATAACGATATCATCAGTTCTATCCCATCCAGCATCCCATGTGGGTTCTGCACCATTGTCGAAATCCAAGACGAATATCTTCATACCCTTCTCTATCTCTTCAGGTGTTCTGCAATCTAGAGCAGTGCCGGTCTTACCGACTTTAGGATTACCTGTGATAGAACATAATAGATATGACCTATCTCTCTCTTTCCTGAGTTTCATCTGCTCAAGAATCTTGGCTTTCCTGTCCTCAAAGGATATCCTGCTCACTGTTTCTTCTTTCTTCTCATTATTACTATTCGTCCAACTCATATTTATTCCTCATATACTCTATTGGTATTGTGTTTCCATTTGCCCTGCTGTGTCTGTCCAGCAATTTATTCAGTTCTTCTAATGAAGAATGAATTCGTATCTCCTTGCCTGATTGAGTATGCAACTTAATCCAATACTCACCAGTGTCGGTGTTCCTTCTCCATGTCACGAAATCTATGTTCTTGAAATGAAGAGCAAAGGAAGCACCATGTATGAAATCTTGAGTCACCTCAAACATCAGAACCAGTCCGTGTTATCCTCGACAGAGATTGCTACAGGCTCTGCTGTTCCTCTCTTCTCCATAGCGTAAAGACCACTTACGTTGATAGTAGCAGAATTCAGATTTCCATTCTCATCCCGCGATTGGGATGTCCTGCCGACTACAATGACGTTAGAGCCAATACCGAAGTCAAGTTCAATGTGTGGTGGTATCCAGCATGTAGTGCCAGCGAAGCCATCACCATCATAATCAAAGTCTGAGTTGAGGTCAGTTATCGATATGATTCTGTTGCCGTTCTTCGTAGGGTTCATGTTCATGCTTGATACAGAGCCGTCAGTTACAACGAATCTCTCGTTGTAGTTCTTCATGGCAGCAAGGCCATGATATCTGTCTAGGTCCAATAGCGGGGAGTAGTTGTCCTCGCAGAACTGCATCATCATTGAATCCATAGATATGGCACTTGCATCTCTCTTATCCTCAGAGTCATCAGGCAACGACTCATTGTATACTAGGGAGGCAAGAGTAGTATCTGTTGCTCCATGTATCTTCATCTTGTCATTGCTGTTCGGTATGCATGTGAAGTGAACCAACTCGAAAGTCTTAGGCTCAAAGCCCCTGCTTGCCTCACCCTTGTAGTTGAAGAAGTAGATGCCGAATCCATTGTCTTCCACTTCACCGATGAATATACCGCTTCTCCTGTATTCCTCTACAGGGAGTGGTCTGCCGTAGTTCTTGTTCGGGTTCATCCCATATGCCTTCATAGCATCTAGTGGGATGATGTGAACACCATCACCTACATCTATCGCTGCATCATGCAGTTTAGGTGACTCCATAGAACGCTCTTCACCGTCATGCATTCTCCTGACGCTGAACTTACCGCTTGCTATGTTCTTCTCCACTATAGCGACTTTACCGTTGTTGTAAGTCGAATCAGCAGAAACCATGTATTCCTTCTTTACTCTGTCGCGCTGCATTGCCATCATGTCCCTTGCTTCATCAAGGGATATGAAAAACCCGAAAGCCTTCTTGAATAGAGAGCCACCTGAATTGGTGCTGCTCTTGCTGGCTTGTCTTGCACTGCTGAAATACTGTCTCCAAAGAGACAGCACAATCAGAGTGTCGGAATCCTTGGTGAGATTGTTCTGTGAACATATCTCATCCACCTTGGCCCAAGCATCTTCAGATGCCATCCCAAGGAGTTCCGCTCCTTTCTCTACTTCATTCTTCAATTTCATTTCATTTTCACTCATTTTCATCACCTATGTTTTTCTTTCTTTCTTCGTATTCTGACTGTGGGCCGTCAAGTGCCTCGTTGTATTTAACGTCGTTAACGACACGACGATATTGGTTCCGTGTACAGCCGAACCTGCGCTGATAGTAGTTATCTGTCCAATTCTTGTTTTCATTTTCTTTCATTCTATTACCTCCTAATACTTTGACATCTCATAATCATATGAGAGTCGAACATAATCTTCCCATGTGGAAATAGCCTTGGCTACATTATCATCATATTTCGCAGTGATGATTGTTCCTGACTTAAGATGTATATCCACAGTCATCTCATACACTATATTCAATACTGAGGGATTGGTTTCCTTCTTATTCCTTCTAGTAATGAAAGAGACAATCTCTCTTATATCAATCAATTTCTCTGTGTCCTTATTACAATATACGCTCAATATACAATCCATTTACATCACCATCTGTCCTATCATCCAAGATGCTAGTATCTTGGGAGTCATAGACCTGCTTCTCCATTCTGATTCACCTATTATTCTGAGGAACTTGAACTTCGTAGTGTGGTCTAGTTCCTCCATATTTACAACGCAGTCGTGTAGATTAACACAAATCTGCGACATGTCTGATGTTTCGTAAATCATTTTATGCACCTTGTCCAACGCTGATTGAAATTGTTTCATTTGTATTTGTTCTATTATTTCGTTGTAAGATGTTAAACTCTTTACTAACTGTTCTGTCAAGGGAGTGCCACTGTGAACTGCTGCTTGTAGTTCTGTGACTCCCCTGCGCATGTCTCCATGCAATCCTGATATAAACATTCTCAGGTCATTCAATTCAATATGCTGAATGTTTTCCCTGTCCAGTATATTCGTAAGCATAGTCTCCATGTTCGCATCGCTCAACCTGCTGAAGTTGTAATTGGCGCATCGTGATTGCAGTGGCATGATGACTCTATGCCTCTCATTGCATGTCATGATGAATCTGCAATTAGACGCATATCTCTCCATAACTCTCTTCAATGCATTCTGAGAATCCTTGGTCATTCCATCCATCTCATCCAACAGGATGATTCTGAAGGGTATGTCACCTATCTTCGATGTGGATGCTACCTGCTTTATCAGAGTCCTGACAGTCTCTAGTTTTCTATCATCAGAGGCATTGATTTCAAAGAAGTTCTCATCTCTATACTCTGATAGGATATCTTTAGCCAATGCACCTGCTGCCGCAGTCTTACCTGTTCCAGCAACACCGAACAACAGTATGTTCGGCATGTCTCCATTGACTACCCAAGAACGCGCATCTCTCACGAATTTATCCTGTCCTATTATCTCAGTCATCGATTTTGGCCTGTATTTTTCTGTCCACAACATTTTCATTTCTCCTGTATTCATACAAATAGTAGTAGTTTCTTCCTACTAGTTTTCGTCCTACCTTGTCTAATTCCTTAGACATTCTAAGCATCTGCGCCATAGATTTGACACCCATAGCATGATGCTTGTATTTGCCATTCCAAGCATCCATCGCCTCTAAGGTGGTGAATGGCTCTTTGACATCTTGAGCAAAAGTAAGGACGAACTCTCTTGCTCTCTGTGTTCTGTAGTATTTCTTCCCCATCAGAAGTCCTCCAATAGAGAGGATTGTGGAGTAGGGTCTGTCTTCTTCCTTCTCCGCTTCTCGCCTAATCGCAATATCCTACACTGCTTGTTGTCCAATACAGTCTTGGCATATGCTACGAAATCTGGGTCTTCTAACAGACCCTTCAATAGATATGATTCCCTCTTCTTCATTCCTAGTTTCCTGCATATACTGGGAATATCGCTTCTAGGATACTTCTTGTCGAATGCGAGTCTTCGGTAAATCTTGCCTTCATGCTTGTATGCGATTAACTCATAGAAGTAATCAGTGGGCCACTTCCTCTTCACCTCGGCATCCACAAATGCTAATTTATTCGGATGCACGTTTGAAGAGAGAAGACTCAGGAAAAGAGCATCGGGTGGTTTATTGAGTTTCAATAACTCAACTACCTCATCCCTATCCTCGTTCTTCAGATACTCCACAACTAGACTGAATACATCTAGATTGTATTCCCTAGGCTCCACTGAGTTGGGTGCAATGCTTCGTATCTTTTCTTGCAGGTGCTTCTTACTACCTGCTCTCTTGAGTTTGCACATGTTGAATATGTCTTTAGGAACACTCTTCTGATTCATCGAAGTGATGACTATCTGACCCCTGTATTCTCTCAGGGTCTTCTTTATCGCATCTGTGTTTGGTTTATGGTGAACATCCTCAATGAGTATACCTCTAGATTTGGGTATGCTGTAGTTATCATGTATGTCGTATTCATCTGCATACATCACAATAGGGTCATCAGACAGGTATTCCATCGCCTTCGTCGTCTTTCCCGTTCCCGGTTTGCCCACCATTAGTATCGGTCTTATCTGCTTCATCTTCGTTAGGGTCAATTAACCTCACATCCATTATTTCTGTATATTTACTGTCACATGCAGCGCAGTCTACCTGCGCCATGTAATATTTCAATTCGCCTTCATACATTATTCCGGCTTCATATGCGAAATCCTTGCTATTGCATTCTCTGCATCCATTGAACACAAGTAATAGCATTGCTTTCTCTATTATCTCATCATCACTCGCTTCATTATTGTAGTCGGGTATCAGCGTCTTAGCCATATGGCAAGAACTACAGAGACTACCATACTCAGCCATGTATACATTACAGCGAGTGCATCTCAAGTGAATCAAGCCACCGAGATTATTTCAGGATTCTTTAATTCAATCATTCTCTCTAGACCAGTCATGGTGTGCTGTAGATTCCTGTCGAATATATCCACAGCCTCCTTGAACGTATCCCAAGAGTCCCTCACATCAGGTAGATGATGAGGTATCAATGCGCATAGTCCCGTCAGATTCTTCTTACCAGTTACCATCAATATGGGTCTGGGTCTAGTCTTATGCTCTCTTTCCTTGTATTTCGATTCTATATTATGCTGTAGTAGAGTGCGCTGTATCGCTTGTAGCATCTCAGCGTGTCCTCTGAAACTGACCTTCAATCTGACTCTGTATCCTATACGAGTAGTATCATCCTTCGATACGTGTATCTCGGTCTTCGCTAGGGATAGCAGTATGCCTATCAATTGGTCTTTAGAATACATCTAATCACTCTTTGGCATAGTACGTGTCGCGTAAATGCAAAGCCCAATCATCTGCATCGGGATTTATATG